GCGATAGAAGCACTAGGCGCTTAAATGCCTGGCTTGACGATTGCCAAGAAACTGTATGACCACCTCTACCACAAGGTAGATGGTAAGGTGGTGCGTAAGTCTAAGCGGTTTATTGTCATCGTTGGTGGTCGTGGCTCAACCAAGAGCATGACGGCTGGAGACATCTGTTTGATGGATGCCCAGACAAGGGGTATTAAGACGGCCTGCTTCCGAGAGTTCCAGAATTCTATTGATGACAGTTCCCACGCTCTGCTGGCTGGTGAGATTGAGCGGATGGGATTGCATGGATTTGAGGTCCAGAACAACAAGATACTGGTTGAGCGAGGTGGCGAGAAGGTTGAAGCCTTCAAGTTCAGGGGTATGGCGCGGAATCCTGAAGGGATCAAGAGCATGTATGGATTCCAGAGGGCTTTGGTCGATGAGGCCCAGACCATCAGTTACAAGTCGCTCAGGGCGTTAACGCCTACCTTTCGAGAGGAAGGGACAGAGATTTGGATGCTGGCTAACCTTGGCAGTCGAGCAGATCCGTTCTCCCAGCGGTTCATACTGCCATTTCACAAAGAATTACTGCGCGATGGATACTATGAGGATGACTTGCACCTGATCATCTTCATTAATTACACTGACTCACCTTTCTTCCCAGAAACGCTCGAAAGTGAACGGGCATATGATGAAGCGCATATGTCTACCGCTGAGTATCGGCACATCTGGCTTGGTGAGTTCTATGATGAGGTAGCAGGCTCAATTATTCCCGTGGAGTGGTTTGACGCGGCTATTGACGCTCATATCAGGCTTGGATTTAACCCCGAGGGTGCTAAGTTTGCATCGTTCGACCCATCTGACGAGGGCAAGGATGCGGCTGGGTATGCGCTACGCCATGGTTCTGTTTACTTGGACATCTGCGATACCGACAAGGGTGACATCAATGACAAACTTGACTGGGCGATTGAGAAGGCGTTAAACGCTGGCGCTGACCACTTTACATGGGATATTGGCGGCATGGGTACTGGCCTGAAGCGCGATGTTGACAGGCTCTTGCAGAATACCCGCACTGATTACCATTTGTTTGGTGGTGCGGAGACAGCAGACAATCCTGATGCTATTTATCAGCCGGTTGACTCCAATGACCCATCAAAGCGCAGGACTAACAGAGAAACCTTCGTTAACCGACGAGCGTCAAGGTATTACGCCCTGGCTGACAGGTTTGAAAACACTCACAAGGCGATTAAGGCGCTAAATGCTGGCGTTGTGCCTATGAATCTTAATAGTGATGACATGATTAGCCTGTCATCTGACATCAAGCAGATGGACGAGATACGTTCAGAGGTCTGCCGAATACCTCGAAAATCAAACAATAACGGCAAGAAACAGATTATGACCAAGAAAGAAATGCTGATGCTAGGGATACCCTCGCCAAACATGGCTGACCCGATGATGATGAATGAGTTCTCACCAATGCGGAAAAGCGTTAAGCCTAAACATGTGAAAATGACATTTTCCCAGAGGATGTAAATAGATGAAAGCGGTTAAATACACCTCAGCAAAGACGCAGGGGGCAATACACGAAGAAGCGATGATCCGCTTCGACCAAACCTACTCGCGTGAAAAGCTATCAAGAGAGTTATCACAGGAAGACAAGATATTTGACATGGGTCAGGGTGGCCAGTGGCTTGATCAGTTCTGGGAGTCCACCAGCGGTACAGGTCTGGCAAACACCAATGCAACTGACGATAGGCCAAGATTCCAAGTCAACTTAGCATCACCAGTGATCACCAAGATCATCGGTGAGCAGCGAGGTACAGACATTGGCCCAATGGTATTACCTGAAGGTGAAAACGCCTCTAAGGAGGTCGCAGAGGTCAGGCAGGGGCTAATCAGACACATCGAGAAGGAATCCTACGCCAGGGATGTCTATGACAACGCCTATCAAGAAATGCTGATTGGTGGATATGGTGGCTGGCAGATCACAACAGAGCATGTTGACGACGATGTATTTGAGCAGAAGGTTACGATTAAGGCTGTCAAAGATGCCACTACAAGCATGTTTTTTGGTCCAGCGGAGCGTTATGACAAGAGTGATGCGCCATTCTGCTTTCTGCTGGCTACGTTTGATAAGTCAGTCTATGCGGCAATGTTCCCGAAGGCTGAAGAGTCCGACTTTACTGATGAGATGAGCGACATTCGCCCCAACGAGGGCTGGTATACGGATGATGGCGTAAGGCTGGCCATCTATTACCGCAAGGTGTCTGTTAGGCGGAAGATCCTACAACTATCGACGGGTGACGTAGTCTACTTTGATGACGTTAAGGACATTCTTGACGATATGGCCAGAGGGACTCCGGTCCTCGATGAGTTTGGGCAGCAAGCCATCGACCAGGAGACAGGAGAATTCATCTTTGAGAACCAAATCACGGTCATTAAGCAACGCACCAGTGATGGCTTTAAGATCGAGCGGTATCTGCTCAATGGTCAGAAGATTCTGGATTCAAATAAAGAGTATCGGGGTAAATACTTCCCGTTAATTCCTTCGTTTGGTGAAACGCTAACCATCGGCGGCACCCAACTGGTTCACGGCAAGATCCGAAACACCAAAGACCCTGCAAGACTGTTTAACTTCGGGATATCTGCTATTGCTGAGAAGGCTGCACTTGGTCCTGCTGACTTTGTCTGGATGACCCCAGAGCAGATAGCTGGCCATGAATCTGAATTGAGGGACATGAATACTTCCCGAAACGCGGTACAGCAGTACAACGCACTTGATGAGAATGGGGAGCCTTTGGGTGGGTCACCAGGCGCTGTCCAGCCACCATTCCCGAATCAGGGTCCAATCGTCCAGCAGTCATTGATTCAACTTGTTAACGACATGAGAACCAACATTTACGCTGTGATGGGTTCTTCAGGCCAGACAACTACTGATGCCACGGCATTGGATCCTCGCTCCGGTGAGGCGATTAAGCAAGGCGCTATCGGCATGGATAGCGGATCATTCCTGTACATGGATAACCTGCTGAAGTCGATTCACCACAGCTACACGGTGATCAACGACCTGATGGGCTACATTTATGACACTGATCGACAGGTCCAGATCATCAAGCCAGACGAGACATCTGACTTTGTGTCGATCAATAAGGTGGTGATTGACGAGCAGTCAGGCACTAGGGTGATGATTAACGACATGACGGCAGGCTCTTATGGCGTAAATGTTAAGAGTGGCCCATCGTTTGCCACCCAGCGTCAGGAATCAGCCGATGGCTTGCTGAGACTGTCGGAGGCAGATCCAGAATTGAGGGCGGTTGCTAATGATCTGATCGTCGAGAATATGGATGGTCCTGGCATGGAAGAGATGGCCAAGCGTCTTAAAACAAGCAAGTTTCAGACGGGTCAGTTAATACCGACCGAAGAAGAGGCTGAAGAATTCGGCATAGCTCGAGATCAGGCGATTATCGAGCAAGCCAAGCCGCAGATGGAAGCGGAGATTATGGAAGGGTTACAAGCCCAACTGCTAACCGCTCAGATTGGCGCGTTACAGGGCCAGGCGGCTAACTTCCAGCAGAGCGGCGAGTCTAAGATGCTCGACTCTCAGGCCAAGATAATGGACTCTCAGGCGAAGATGATTAAGGCTGAGTCTGATGCGGGTCATCAGTCGGTAAGGACTAACCGCGAGGCAATACTGGCTAACAAGGACTATCTTGATTCGCTGGTAATTCAGGCTCAGACGTTAGGTCTTCCTATCACGATCATTGACGAGGCTAATCGGTCGGCGCAAGAGAAGTTAATCAGCGCGACTCAGTTTGCCATTGACCCCAGTTTGGTTGGTGATGCCGCAATGCAGCAGATGAAGAACTTGCAGGAACTCATCAACATGCAGCAATTCACACCACAGGCACCACAACAGCAGCGGGCGCAGTTCGTTTATGATCGGCAGTCGGGGCAGATTCGTGCCAATCGTTGAGGTCTTGGGTGCAACTATAGGATTTCCTGATGAAATGCCGCTGGATCAGATACAGGGGGTTATCGGGGAGAAAGTGCATAACGTAAAAGCCTTCTCTAACTTTGTTTCGAGGACCGACTATCACCCAGGGCTTTCATGGGGGCAAATAAAAGAGATGGGGGTCTCCGACCTGGATATTGCAGCGATTATGTCTTCGCCTGTGCCGGTTCTCGGCGGGTTAGTTGACGTTGCAGCCCTGGCAGACCACGAACGGCGCGGTGATGATGTTGCATGGTGGGAATGGGCTTTATCTGTTGTCGGGCTTGGCGCTGAGGCTGGCGCAGGGCTGGCGATATTTGCGGGCATCAAGGCGGCGAACGGTAACACTAACGCTCTCGGGACTGCCAAAGATATGGCGATGGACGGGCTTTCTCGGGACGATATATGGAAAGAAACCGGCTGGTTCGAGGATGTTGACGGGAAG